TCTTATATCGTCCCTAATGGATACATAGCTCCAGGAAAAAGACGTTCTGGAAGGGGTACTCCAAATGTCTTTGTTGAGATACTAGAATCTGCAGATATTTTTTACCCAAACGAAAAGATAAAGCACATTATTCCTGATACCACTCCTGATACCACTCCTGCACAGTATCGTCCAATGTCGTCAAATGAGTCAGTTCAATTAAAAAGAACAATTTTAGACCTATTATTAGGCGCAGTAAATTTTGCTAGTAAAAATCTAGAAGATAGCTATAATACTATTATAGCTGGAATTCCGAGCGATGATGAAGAGAGTATGGATGTTCAAGAACAGGTGAATATAAAAGATTTTATTGACACCGGAACAAGTAACCTACAACAAACTTTGATGATTCGTTTGAATACTAATAATGATGGATGGGAGCAAGGACCAGTTATTGATAATGATCAACAACCAGTTAATAATGAATATAAGTTAGGTTTCGATTTTAAAGACAACCCGCCGTTTATCAAAGCAACAAATGGATGGATTATTAGTGATCCACAATTAATAAAACTGTTTGCGAATTATTCCGGCTATTTACCTAGTGGTGCGGAAACGAAAATGATTAATAGTTTTTTAGATTATGCTAATTTGAACCAAGATGGTGCTCAAGTTTTCGGTGGAAACGGGCGAAGAAACCCAAGAAACCCAAGAAACACAAGAAACCCCATCGAAAACCAAAGACAAAAACAAAGAGAAAATCAACAGAAAAAATTAATAGAAGCTAGGAATCAAAGAAGATCGGATTTAATGAAAGAACGAAGGGGTATTGATAGCTCAATAGAATTCACATTAGAAAATTGTATTTATTTACAAGAGGCAGATCAAATAACAAAGACACAAGAAGATGCAGTAAAAAAAAAACTATTAGCACTAAATTTTAGTAAAATACAATCCGAATCAATAGTTAAACCTTGGTTATATCCACAATTATTACTTAAATATGGTGGTTATCTAGAAGAAAAATATGATATAAATGGTCATCTAATGGAAATGAATGCAGGAACAACATTTGACCCTTATTTTGAATATAAAGAATACGAATATGATATAAATGGTATTCGAATAGAAAAAGGTAGTACTCAGATAGGATATCAAGCTGAAACTAATGATCTTATAGCACAAATACAATATGAAAATAATGTAATGAAATATATTTTAGTGACAGTAAATATTTCTGAAGATAAGGCAAAGAAAATTATGGATGACATGAACATAGTTGCATCAAATCATTTACATATTGCTGATGTAAGCTATATTCAAGAAGTAAAATCGTTAATGGATAAATATATAAGTAAATTTAATAGTTTACTTAACAAAGGAAAGGCAATGACACGATCAGAGTTTATAAATAGCCAAGATGAATCAAATAGCCAAGATGAATCAGAAAACACGTTTTTTACTGGAATAAACAGAATAGAAAGAAATACGACATTAAACAATGTACTAGACGGCACATTAACTCAGATAACAATAAGTAGGAATAAACTTGAATTCGAAAATCAGAAAGTAGTGTATAGTAATACAGTATTCGATGTTGTAACTGTGAACCCAAATAATACATTTACTATAAAAGACATTAATAACAATCATCGAACCGTTCCTATAACTGAAATACTGATTTTAGATCAACAAAATAATCAGATTCCTATAAGTGACTTTATCAACAATCAGATTGATGCTTTTGGATATTATTATGATATATTGGGTATAGGGTATGATGATTATGGAAAGATTACAGATCCTGTCCAGATTGATTCTTTAAACTCTTTATTTTCAAGATGGAGTACAGGATTTAATAGACCTATCACTAGTGGAGGTAAAAAGAACAAAGGAAAAATCACCAAAAAGAAACGTAAGCAAAAGAAACATACCAAAAAAATAAAATTCCGAAAGAAATCCAGTAAAAAACAAAGACACACAAAACGAAACAGGAAATAAAATTGATTTTAAATAACCCATTTAATATTCATTAATTGGCCTTAATGAATACTAAATATTATAAAAATAAACATTTGCGTTTATCACAAGAGTGTCTCGATGACTATCCATCGCACTTTAATCAAGATCATAAACATTACGAATTCTTAGAATGTGTTTTGTATTTAAAAAATAATGACAGTCCCAGAGGGTATCTTGGATGGGGTGGAAATGCATGGTTGGTAACCGAGGAGTATCTTTGTTTCAAAGGACGTTTTATGGGAATCAGTTACGATAAATATAGCGGAGTCACTCATTTTACAATGTATCGTACAAGTTGCGATAAATTAATAAAAAACTTCGATTTAATCAATCGAATTGGTTGTTCTATACTCATGGACGATCGCGATAAATATAATTCGAGTAAGTTTGCTATTCGCCCAATAGGTTCATGTATATATTTAAACATATATCCAATTTATCAAAAAGAGCTCCTGTTATTGTATTTTCATTTACTCACACAAAAAATATCTTTATTACCAGAATGTTTGGGAGTCATAAGTGATTACTTAAAACCGCGCTCTCATCATGATTACGAAATCATCTGGAACAATGGACTATTGTAATTTACGTTTGAAAAGATCCTTAAAAATGCTATGTTTATACTAAGTATGTCAGAAAGAGAAACACTCACCTCGGAAATTCCCAATGATTTTTCTTTAAACAAAAGGCAAGTCCAGATCATGGCATTTTTATTGAATGCCTTGGAAAAGGGATGGTCCATTAAAAAGAAAGACAATGAATATATATTTTCCAAGAAACACGAAGGAAAGCGCGAGGTGTTCCAAGAAAATTATTTGGAAACATTTGTTCAAACGAATTTAGATATGTCTATCTTGGATACCAAACCATAATGCATAATGCGAACAACAAAATCACACAAGAAAAGCATGTTTATAGAAATCCTCTAAACATGATTTGCTATTCATTTTATTTAGCCGTTTTTCGAAAATCCGGATTTGCCAAAATAATCATTGGTGGTGATTCTTTAGGCATTTCTGTTTTTTTCTCGTCATACTGGCCTTTGGACGATAATTTTGGTAAATTGCAGTCATTTTGGGCGTTTTGGACCATAATTTATGCACACAAGTTGCTGTGTATTACTTTATAAAAAAATCGCGGGTTTCTTTTTTTATTTAAATTCATTTTCTCTGAAATTATTTTCTATACTAACATTATAAGAAATGGCAGGAGCACTCATGCAACTCGTCGCCTATGGCGCCCAAGACGTTTTCCTTACCGGAACTCCCGAGATCACTTTCTGGAAGGTGTCCTACAGACGCCACACCAACTTTGCTATGGAATCCATTGAGCAAACCTTTTCTGGCCAAGCTGACTTCGGCCGTCGCGTAACCTGTACTATCAGCAGAAACGGTGACCTTTGCTACCGTACATACCTTCAAGTAACTCTTCCTGAGATCAACCAATCTATGTTGGCTCAAGGTTCCCCTGCCACTGACGGTGTATATGCCCGTTGGTTAGACTTCCCTGGTGAGCAATTGATCGCTCAGGTTGAGGTTGAAATTGGTGGCCAAAGAATTGACCGTCAATACGGTGACTGGATGCACATCTGGAACCAACTTACCATGCCTGCTGACCAGCAACGTGGATACTTCCAGATGGTTGGTAACACCACCCAGCTAACATACATCACTGATCCTTCCTTCGCTAACATCAGCGGACCTTGTGCTGCTGCTGGTGGCCCAACCCAGGTGTGCGCTCCTCGCAACGCTCTTCCTGAGACCACCCTTTACGTTCCTCTTCTTTTCTGGTTTTGCCGCAACCCTGGACTTGCCCTTCCTTTGATTGCTCTTCAATACCACGAGGTCAAGATCAACATTGACTTCCGTCCTATTGGTGAGTGCTTGTGGGCTGTCAAGACCCTTGCTGCTACCAACGGATCTCAATCTGTTTCTGCTGCTTACCAACAATCTCTTGTTGCTGCTTCCCTTTACATCGACTATGTCTTCCTTGACACCGATGAGCGCCGCAAGATGGCCCAGAACCCTCACGAGTACTTAATTGAGCAACTTCAATTCACTGGTGACGAGTCTGTTGGTTCCTCTTCCAACAAGATCAAGTTGAATTTCAACCACCCTTGTAAGGAGTTGATCTGGGTTGTTCAGCCTGATGCTAACGTTGATTACTGTGCTTCTTTGGAGGGTGGCCAAACCCTTTACAGAACTCTTGGTGCTCAACCTTTCAACTATACCGATGCTATCGACGCTCTTCCTAACGCTGTCCATGCTTTCGGTGGTCCTGACCAAACCTCTGGTGCTGACCAATTCATCACCTCCGCTGGTCTTTTCCAAGATCCTGGTGCTATGGGCAGTGAGGATGCTGGTGTTCAGTGGGGACCTGGCCAACCTAACAACACATTCGACCCTACAGGTGCTATTGACACTGGTTCTTTCGTATCTGATGCTGGTACCTTCGTGCTTTCCGAGACTGCTCTTGACATGCACTGCTGGGGTGAGAACCCTGTTGTTACCGCTAAGCTTCAGCTTAACGGCCAAGACCGCTTCTCCGAGCGTGAGGGAACATACTTCGATGTTGTCCAACCTTTCCAACACCACACCCGTAACCCTGATACCGGTATCAACGTATATTCCTTCGCTCTTCGCCCTGAGGAGCACCAACCTTCTGGCAGCTGCAACTTCTCCAGAATCGACAACGCCACCCTTCAGCTTGTCCTTTCCAGCGCCACTGTCGGTGGTACCGCCACTGCCAAGGTTCGTGTCTATGCCACCAACTATAACGTGCTTCGCGTAATGAGTGGTATGGCTGGTGTTGCTTACTCTAACTAAGCACCCTAACTATTGCCTAATAATAGTGATCATTAATATTTAATGTGTGAGTTATAACACACATTAAAAAATTGGAGAAAAATACATAATGCAAGAGCATATTATAATGATAATTTCTGTAACATCAATTATATTGACATTAATTAAACAATGAATTCTATACAATTAATCTGCCGTGTCAAACCCAATTTCAAACAAAGTGCTTCTTGTATAAATTGTAAAAATAACGAAATCAAGATTTCCAAGGAACAAAAAGGGTACTTAAATCCCAATATTATTACCAATGTATATGAATATGACAGAGTATTTGATGATCAATGTGTGAATATGGATGTATATAACCATTTGGGAGTATCCATGTTAAAAAATGTGATAAAACAACGAAAAAACGTTACGTTTTACGTGTATGGACAAACCGGTTCCGGAAAAACACATACGCTATTGGGAGGAAAAAAAGAAGAAGGATTTTTCCCTATACTTTTGAGTGATATTCTAGAAATCGGATACATTGCTCAAATCAGTGCCATTGAAATTTACAATAACAAATGTTATGACTTATTCCAAGAAAAAAGGCATATTGCACAACGCGCAAATGGCAGTGCAGATTTTGTATTACCCAATGTAGAAAAGAAAAAAATGAAAGGTTCAGAAGATATACGTGACATTACTTCTGTTATTGCTGATAATCGTCAAGTTGGATTATCGAGTGAAAATAGTGCATCTTCACGATCACATTTATTGATTAGTATTTTTATTGATGGAAAGGTGATCAACATATTGGATTTAGCCGGTTGTGAAAAAGCACATGACGCAATTTGTAAAGACCGTCGTGCATACAAAGAAAATGGTGAAATCAACCAAAGTTTGTTTGCATTAAAAGAATGTATTCGTGCTTTATTGAATAGACATAGTCATATACCTTATCGCCGAAGTGAATTGACCAAACTCCTCAAAACCTCATTTGAACCCAATCATCAGACTTATATTTTGGCGACTGTTTCTCAAGAAAAGGTGCATTCGGCAACTACTTTAGACGTAATGAATTATATTTCGTCCATCAAAAACATTAAAACGGTGTTGCCGAAAAATAATATTCGCGATGCCATGATGGGAACACCGCGTTTTCAGCACTTATTTTCGCATCAACATGTCTTGGAAAAGCTGAATAAAAAGGAAAAGGAATTGTTGGAGGCCATGGTAAAACGTCAAAGTACGCGCGGATTATTGGAACCTTATAAACAAATATTGGATGAAAAAAGACGGTTATTAGATTAATTTACAAAGAACAATGCAATCTTCTTACATCACGAATCGCTTGATTCAAATTATGAATAATTTCTTTCTTCCATTGTGCATAGTTTTCAATCAAAGAATTGATTTCGTTATCATATCCTAATCT